ATGCACACGTCAACCACCACTGTCCACACCACCCCTGACACGGATCGAGCTGTCGAACGCCTCACCGAGGCGCACGCCGTCACGGTCAACGGCAACATCGCAATGTCAGGCCCTCTGCTCGAAGAGCTACGGGAGGCCCGCTATCCAAACCTAGGGCGCACCAAGAGCGGCGGTGGAGGCGGTGGCGATCTGCTCGACATGAAAGCATTCAACCTCTACGAGACCACGGACGCCGACGTGAGGGCATGGCTCGACCACTACCGGCAGCCACAACCCGACGATCTACTCGAAGCCACCAAGCTGCTCTACAACACGCTCAAGGCTGAGAACGCCGGCAGTCGCCTCGATAACCCTGACCGCATGTTCGGCATGTTCCACATCTGGGTGCAACGCATCGAGGACATGTTCAATCCTCCCCGTGCATACGAAATCACGGCGGCTTGCCCCGTGTGCGAGACCGAGCATGTAGCAGACAAGGACGGGTGCCAGCTTTGGGCCGTCCGTGTCCCCGTCAAGGAAGGCCGCGCGCTGGTCGCGGAATGCCACCACTGCGGCACACTGTGGGCAGGGCACGAACAACTCACCGCCCTCGCGGAGTCCATGCAAATCAACGTCGACTGGGTAGCGCTGCGAGAGTTCCTGGGCCTCCCCCAAAACCAACCGCAAACGTGTTAACCTATTAGTGCGCGCTACAAGTGCGCCTACATGAAGCTCCACACCTCACGGTTGGGGCTTTTCGTGTTTCTATAGCTTGATACGTGCTCGTGGTCACCGGAGACGCATACGGTGACGGCATGGCCTGAAACTCAACTGGCGGAGGTAGGCACAGTAGCGCTGTGCTGGATGAGCGGGTTCAAGTCCCGCCAGGCCAACGATGACCACGCGCGCGCATGGGTGGGGTGAGAGTGGTCAGGATCCTCGGTTCAATTCCGAGCCACCCCACCCACCTAATCTTCCCGCGTCTTCGGGGCCAGTTTGCACTGGTGGAACCCTGTTCATATACAATTGTCGCATGTCAAAGGCGCATGGGTTTCGAGTTTATTTCGCAAAAGCATTTCGTGACAAGATCAAGGAAAATAGTCCAGTCAACGTATCTGCTGACTCGCGAGCAAAAATGGAAATTTGCTCGATACTAGAGCGCCTCGCCAGTGACGGTACTCATTTCACAAGCGAGTCCGTGGCGGCCGATGGGACTAAAAAACTTCCAGACAGCTTTACGGTATATCAGCCGGAACATATCCGAGATGACCTTATCCACGTTGAGGTATCCGCGGGTTCGGTCGGCTCACATGAGGAAGCCAAGAGTCCAATCAAGGGGAATGCCTCGGTAGACATCTCTAAAACGTCTCCTGAAGCTAGGTACATCCTCACTTTCCTTTTCCCGCGTGGCAAGGGCGACCAGTTCGTGATCATCGCCCAAACCAAACACAAATTTGAGCCAACATATCGACTGTTGCGACGTATGAGTGAGGTTAGCCTGGCAATGAGGCGCGAGGCTGAGGATGCGGAACGTGCTCAACGCAAGCACCTGAGGCAACAAAAGCAGACACTTCCACCTAAAGAGAAACACTCAAAGCTGTTGTTTCGACATGTTCAAGCCGGAGATAACGCGTACTTTGATGAGCTATTTAGGAACGCGAAGGATGCGACGGTGAAGTTTACGTCTAAGGTCCCCTCTGCACGAGGTGGGAAGGCGTTGGAGACTCAGCGCGAGCTCGCGATTCGTGTTAGAACTGAAGAGGAAAAGAAAAAGGTCAAAGTTGTTGCTCAGATTTGGCGAGACGCAGCCAATCAGAACGACACAAAGAGCAACCGCGAGGGAGTCTCTGAACTCGCGGAAGTACTTGAAGAGATTGATCTTCTCCACGAAAACGAGGCCAAGGACTACTCTTATGCGAAGATCTCGCTTAAGGATGCACGAAACGACAGCACCTTGATTGCGGTCGATGCGTTCAAGAACGTATTCACCTACCCCGTCTCTGTCGGTGCCCCTGATTACGATATGCACTACACATTCGTAGCGCCTCGTGTGAAGACAATTGCGAGCGAAGCGAGAATTGAAGTTGACGATATAGATGCGCAGGAGGTTTCAGCATGTCTGGAAGATTTAGCCCCCGCGACGTATTTAGAGGCCTCCTCGACGGACTGAGGTTTCGCCGCCAGGACGAAGGAAACGAACGCCCCGATGTTCTAAGCATTCTGGTACTTTTCGGGCTACCAACGCTTGCCGCGCTAGGAGTCGTTTGTTTCGGTATACAGTTCACCGGCGCAGATCAAATCCTCGCAGGGGCAGCTTTGCTTTGTGGATCGCTGATGGCGGCATTCGCTCAGGTCGCAAGTTGGAGAGAGCGAGTTCTGGCGCGCGCAAGAAGCGTTGAAAAGGTGCGTGTGAGAGCGCTCAACGAGGCGACGGCGCACATTCTGTTCTGCCTGATGGTTTCGGTTGTCACCGTCACTGCAACTTTCATTTTGGCAAACATCGAACTGGGTGACCATCCACCCGTGTGGCTTACCTGCGTAGCGGTTGGCGCGAGCGCGATAAGCGCTGCCACTTTTCTTTATATCGGACTATCAATCGTTATCGTTGCCAACCTCCTCTGGGATGCTTACCAGCACGAAGAAGACGAAGCAGAGCGAGAGAAACTGCCAGAGTAGTCCACAAACCCCCGGCTTTTCAACGGGGGTTTTCGCGTTAACACCCATCCAAATTCTTGCCCGCTTCGTGTCGGGTTCTCCTGTAGAGGGGTAAGCGGTAATCACCGTGCACACGACCTGTGTGGCAGGCACACGATCACCTTTTCATGCGTACAGAGCAAACACACGCGTGTAGACCTGCCACACACAGACCTACAACAGTCGGCTATCTTGGAACAATGACCAAGACGACCCGAGTTGCGGCCATTCTTGCCGCGACCGCACTCCTGTCCTCGTTGACCTCCTGCAGCAGCAACGACGCCGTAGCTCCCACCGCAACTACGCAACCTACTAGTAAGCCGCAATCAACCCCCACCAAAGAAGCATTCGACGCCACCAAGCTCGATCAGATGTCACTCGATGAAATTCTCGCAGAGTTCAGTGCTCAAAAAACCGAGCCTGACAGCGTCGAAGTGCTAGAGATAGTTCAGCGTCTGATTACTCGGGCGCAAACCGACTGCAATCCAACGTTGGAGGGGAAGCAACTCCTGTCGCTACTGGAGATGAAGGCCACTGCCGACAAGAAGACTTCAGAACTAGGGGCAGATCCTTCCGCGCTAAATAACGGCATGGAGTTTTACCTTGCATGGGCTGGATACGCAGCCATGGTAGATGGACTTTGCGGCCCCCACAGCCAACTGTAGAAATAAGACCCAGAAGGCCTGCATCCAATCTCGGATGTGGGCCTTTCTCATACCCACAACAGTCAAGGAGGAACACACCTTGACCCACAACACTGTGAAACGTTCCGATCCTAAACGCGCTCGAATGCACGAACTCCACGCCGAGGACCTATCCCTCTCGGCTATCGCTCGTGAGCTCGGTGTCGCGAAGTCGACGGTCTCTCGTTGGGCGAAAGAAGACAACCTCTCGTTTGATCGCAGTCAGACTGCTGACGCTGTTGCTGCGAAGAGCATTGATCTTGCTGCTGGCCGTCAGAGGCTCGCGGAGAAGATGCTTGCCGCATCTGAAGCGATGCTTGACCGTATCGACGACCCCTATCTTGTGTACAACTTTGGTGGCAAGGACAACGACTACAAGGAGCACGAGCTTGAGTCGGCCCCGGTCGAGGTGCGCCGCAACGTGATCACGACCGCTGCGATCACGTTCGACAAGCTCTCACGCATCGTCGAACGAGACCCTGACGTGTCGGGTGCACAGTCTGTTGTGCAGTCTCTTGAGGCGGGCATTCTCGCCGCTGCCGATATCCTCCGCGCGCCCGAAACGGAGATCACTGAGGAGGCTTAGTTGGATGCCCTCTCTGCCCTGACTTCGATCATGTCTCGTGCACAGCTACTCTCAGTAGCTGACTGCCCAAACGCGAAGATCGCTCTCTGGTCCGGTGCGGTGCGTTCCGGTAAGACCTTCATCAGTCTCTTTGCGTTCCTGTTTGCTGTTCTGCGTGCCCCGAAGACGGGTGTGATCATCATTGTGGGGCGCACGCTCGACACGATCAACGGCAACTTGTTCAGTCTGCTCACGAATCCGGAGATCTTCGGGCCGCTCACGAAGTACATCAAGTACACGCCAGGCGCGAAGACAGCATCGATTCTTGGCCGCACCGTGCACCTGTACGGCGCAAACGACGCTTCGAGTGAGACGAAAATCCGCGGCCTCACCGTCAGCCTCGCCTACGTCGACGAAGCAACCATCATTCCCGAAGGCTTCTGGAACATGCTCGTAACCCGCCTCAGCGTAGACGGTGCACGACTCCTCGCCACAACTAACCCTGGCTCGAAGTCACACTGGCTACGCAAAGGCTGGATACTCGACGCAGCAGAGAAAAACCTCGTCCATTTCGCGTTCACGATGGATGACAACCCCTCACTTTCGGAGTCGTTCAAGAACGACATGAAAGCGTCCTACGCCGGTGTCTTCTACCAACGCTTCATCCAAGGGCTCTGGACCAACGCCGAGGGTGCCGTCTATCCCATGTGGAACGAAGACAAGCACCTCATCAAGCATGAGGATCTCCCACCGATCAAGCGCACCCTTGCTGTCGGTATGGACTACGGAACCACCAACACCACGGCAGCGCTCCTGCTCGGACTCACGGACGAGCCACAGCCACGGCTCGTGTTCATCGACGAATGGCACTACTCATCCAGCGAGCACCACGGCGAAACCATCCCCGATGTGGAACTCTCGCGACGGTTCAGAGAATGGCTTCACTCGAAACACGGGCCAGAGAACATCTACGTTCCCTACCCGGAGTTCGTGTTCCTCGACCCCTCTGCCGCTTCCATGCGAGCTCAACTCCACTCCGACAACCTCACGTCGTGGGCGGCAGACAACACCGTCCTCGACGGCATCGCGAACATCGCCAACCTTCTCTCGCAAGACAAACTCATCGTCACTGACCGGTGCAAGACATTCCTTGCCGAGGTCACTGAATACGAGTGGGACGCGAAAGCCTCCGAAGAGGGCAAAGACGAAGTAGTGAAGCGTGACGATCACGCGATGGATGCCGCCCGGTATGCGGTGCGGTCGTCTATCGGGTCATGGCAGTACGAGGTCTACGGGCTCGCAGCCTAGATAACCTTTGCTGCTTTCAGATCGGCGTTGAGCTGCAGATACTCATCAGTCGTGAGTGGCGTTCCATCCTCACGCTGTGCCTTATCCACGTCACGCAAGACGCTCGCGCTGTTGTAAAACCCAGTCTCAGAAACGGTGTACAGCACTACACCAAGCGTCGGGTGTTCATATCTATCCATATTCAAGACTTTACCGGGAGGTAACCAAATGCCGATGCCTGCCGCGAATGCTCCATGGCCTCCGAAAGAATGGGCGCCTGCGTATGACCAGTACGCCGAGAATGATGCTTGGCTTACCGGTGACGTGAAGACGCTGCAGACGCTTTACACGGGGCAGCAGGGCGCGACGCACACCCACAACGGTGCACCGTACCGCGGTGGGATTGCTGGGGTTGCGTCACGCCTGTTCTGGGGTCGACCTGTACCGCAGGGTGAGCAGCGCACCAGGCTTCATGTGCCCGCGGCGGCTGACCTAGCCACACTCGCATCAGACCTGCAGTACTCCGATCCTCCCGTGACTGACTTCGCCGAGGTGACAGACGGTGCGACGGTCAACGACAAAGCACGCACTCGCCTCGACCTCATCATGAACAGCGACGATACGCACGCGACGCTCAACTCGATGGGTGAAGTGAAGAGCGCACTTGGCGCATCGATCATCATTCCCCGGTGGGATGCCGACATCGAAGATCATGTATGGCTCGACTACGCTGCCGCTGACGCAGCAATCCCCACGTTCAAGCATCGCCGACTCGTCGAGGTCACCTTGTGGTCTGAGTTCGTCGACGGCAACGTGTACTGGCGACACCTCGAACACCACGGACGCGGCTACATCGAGCACGCCCTTTTCCGCGGCAGTCAAACCAGCCTCGGCGCTCGCGTACCGCTGCAGGAGCGACCCGAGACCGAATCTTACGCGGCTCTAGTCGACGGCGAATCCCGGATTCCAACCCAGATTGATCGACTCACCGCTGGCTATCTCCCGAATGCTCCCGCTTTGTCATGGCGCAAGTCAGGACAGCTTGCCGACGCTGGCCGCAGCGACTTCAACCAGTGCATCCCGCTCTTTGACGCGCTCGACGAGACCTTCAGCTCGTGGATGCGCGACCTCAAGCTGGGTGCTGGCAAGCTCATCGTTCCCGAGGCCTACCTGCGCAACAACGGTGCGGGTGCGGGTGCGAGCTTTGACATGTTTCAAGAGATGTTCGTCGGGCTCTCTGTGCCTGGCAAGGTGGCAGACGGTCTCGACCTCACTCCGTCTCAGTTTGAGATCCGTGTTGAACAGCACGAGCAGACCATGCGTGGCATCATGCGCGAGATCCTCCGTAAGGCCGGTTACTCACCCTCGTCATGGGGTGACCCTGACGAGAAGAGCTCACAGGTCACCGCGACCGAGATCCAGCAACGCAACGCCCAGACGGAACGCACACGGTCTAAGAAGAACCTTTACGACCGGCGCGTGCTCTCCCGTATGGGGTCTGTGGCGCTTGAACTCGACGGACTCATCTTCCAAGGGAAGGGCGGCGGCAAGTACGACCTCAATGTCGTATTCCCCGAACTCTCACGCACCGACCCGAAGACCGAAGCCGAAACCATCGGACTCCTCAACGTAGCCGGTGCGATCAGCGCCGAGACCGCAGTGCGCCGCGCGAACCCGGACTGGGACGACACAGCAGTCACGGAAGAGGTTAACCGGATTCAGGCGCGCAAGGAAGAGAACATGCCGCCCGACCCGTTCAGTGCCGGTCGCGTCGACGAGGCAGAGGAATAGCGCGCCCCGTATGTGAGCAGGTGACCCCACTACGAGAGGACACCCCACATGGCAGAACAGTGGCCTGGCGATTCCCCGCAAGCCTGGATCGACGACATTGGACACGCGATAGCGGAACGCTACCGGCGCATCGAGGAAGCGCTCGAAGGGACGCTACGGCGACTCGCTGAGCAACACCTCGACGCTCCCGACGACACGATTGCCCGCTACAACGCGATCCGTGAACTGCGCGAGCAGGCCGAACGCCTCGTGAAGCAGGTCAATCCCGACGAGCTCGCTAGGTGGGCGACTGAGGAAGCCGCGAGCGGGGCTAGTGCGGAGATCGCACGGGTGCTGCTCGACTTCCCCGCGTACGCTGCGCGCGGTGTGACTCAGGTGACGGCGCTCACCGCTGGTGGTGCGTATGCGGTGGCGGCGGTTGAACTTGATCTACGCGACAGCTTGCGAGCCCTCAACGCACGGATCTTACGTGCCCCGGTCGACGCGTACAAGCCGATGACCTCAAAGCACGTCGGCTCACTCCTGACCGGCATGACAACCTCGCAGGCGCTCCACCGGCGCATCCTCGACGAATACCTCGCAGACGGCATCACCGGATTCATTGACAAGGTTGACCGTCGTTGGACTATCGGTGCGTACTCGGAGATGGCCACCAGGACCGCGGCAGCGCGCGCATGGCGAGACCAGAGCGTTGCGTCCATGACGGCGGCAGGGATCACGACGTTCACGCCCGTAATCGGCGTTTCTGCATGCTCTGCGTGTGGGGCGTGGGCGGGGAAGATCGTCACCGATGGCGGACCCACCGGCAAGCTCACGGTGCCGCACGCGATCACCGGGGAACCTACCGAGATCACCGTCGACGGAACCCTCGATGAGATGCGCGCCTCGGGATGGGGGCACCCCAACTGCCGGTGCGTGCTCGTGCCGGGGCTCCCGGGTGGGCCTGACCCGACGCAGTACACGACGCACGACCCGCAAGCTCAGCAAGACCGTGAACGGTTGCGCGAGCTTGAGCGTGATGTGCGCTCCGCGAAACGGGACGGTGACCCTGACGAGATCGGTGCAGCACAAGCCGCACTGCGCGCGCACGTCCGAGATACGGGCCTGATTCGGCGCGAGTTCCGTGAACAGTTGCCATTCGCTGACGGTGGCACCAAGAACCCCCGCGGCAACACGAAGCCGACACCGCCGAAGTCTCGAGAGCGCATGACCTGGGGTGAACGGCAGCGGGCGCTCGGGTTCCCGACTGGTGCAGGATGGGATCTGGACCCGCACGAGATCGAGTTCTACGAACGCTTCACCGACAGTGGACATTCGGTCAAGCTGCTCGCGAAGAGCCTCGACGGTAAACCCACGAACGATTTCATTTGGAGATCGAACGGTGCCATTCAGGTGGAAGTGAAGAAGACGAAGAACAAGAACTCAAGCATCGTCGACCGCATCTCGAAGGCGGTCACGTCGGCGTGGGAGAACCACGGCTTTGTCAAGGATCGCTTCATCATCGACCTGCAAGATTTCCCCGCTTCACCGGGGCTACTCAACCAGCTTGGCAAGTACAACGACCACCGGACACCGGAGCGTCGCATCCGCGAACTGTGGGTGTTCAGTCGCGGGATCTTGCATCGAGTGGTCCTGAAGACAGAAAAGTAGGGGCTGGCCCGCCTTTTCACTTGCCCTGTTATTTCAAGGGTGGGGCGGGAACCCCTACAAGTCCAGGGTACGTCACCTAGACGATTCCCGCCACCCTCTCCGCATGCCGGTGAGGGTTTCGGGGCGTACCGAGTGGATCGGAAGCCGACTGTAAATCGGCTGCGTCAGCACTGCAGGTTCGATTCCTGCACGCCCCACGGTCACATCAACGCCCGCTCTCGGGCACCAACCACGCCTGAGGAGGCACGACCCATGAACACATCAACGTTTCGTCAGGGCGAACCGGCCACGGTCGGCTGGTCTATCGGACGGGCACCACTTGCACTCCGAGGCATTCGCTTTGCGGATGGAGAGAACGGTGCGGCACCCGCAGCACCAGCGGGCGGCGAAGCGGCTAGCTCTGCAGCGTCCCCGGCTGATGTTGCTGCGATGCTCGCCACCCTCGGCAAGGCCACGCCTCCCCAGGCAGCACCGGCACCGGAGGCACCCGCGGCAGCTCAGCAGATCCAGGGGTTCACGCCCGAGCAGGTGCAGAAGCTCATGACCGAGAACCAGACCGCTCTCAAGGCGGCTGAGGATGCGCAGGCGGCACTCGCTGCGGCAGAGAAGGCGCGCGATGAGGCAAGCGCTCAGGTTGCTTCGTTCCAGCGTGACAGCGCCGTGCGCACCGCCGCAGGCGATACCGCGAACGCTGCACTCCTGCTCGATTCCGCGTCATTCCAGGCCTCGATCAAAGAGGTCGACCTGACCGACACCGCCGCGCTCGGTGCAGCGGTCAAAGCGTTCGTCGACGCCAACCCCGCATACGCTGCGGCACCAACACTTCCCGGGACATCCGGGGCAACCCCGTCAGGGGGAACCAACAACACGCCTAAAACGCTCGACGGTGTCGTAGCCGCCGCAATGAGCGCCTAACCGAAAGGAGTAGCCCATGCCGATCACACTGGCAGAAGCCAACCGCAACACCCAGACCGACCTCGATGTCACCGTCATTGACGAATTCCGCAAAGAATCCGTGGTGCTCGACACGATGCTCTTCGACGATGTCGTGAACCCTGCAGGCGGTGGGGCGACGATGGCCTACGGGTACCGTCGACTCAAGACTCAGCCCACCGCCGACTTCCGTGAACTCAACACCGAGTACACGCCCGTGAACGTCGAGACCGAACACCACGTGACCGGCCTCGCCGTGCTCGGTGGCACGTTCCAGATCGACCGCGTGATCGCGAAGCTCGGTCCCGCCGCATCTGGTGGTGTCGCTCTGAACATGCGTCAGAAGGTCAAGGCCACCTCGACGAAGTTCCAGGATGCCGTTATCAACGGTGACACCGCCGTCGAGGCTCATGGTTTCGACGGGCTGGACAAGGCGCTTGCTGGCTCCTCGACTGAGATGGTCACGGCAGCAAACTGGCAGGATCTCGACACGGACCCGTCTGCGCCGCACAAGGCACTGGACCTGTTTGATGAGTTCCTGTCGCTGCTTGATGGCACCCCGACCGTGATCCTCGGCAACGCCAAGGCGCTCGCGAAGGTGCGTGCTATCGTGCGCCGTTCGTCCATGTACAACCGCGAACCAGTTGAGGGCCTGATGGGTGCGAACGGGCGCCCGATCACGCGCGAAAACTACGGCGGGATCTTCTTCGCCGATCCTGGCAACAAGGCGGGCACTAACAGCCCGATCATCCCGATTACTGGGGGCAAGACGAGCCTGTACGCGTACCGTGTCGCGCTCGACGGCTTCCATGCCATCTCGACCGCGGGAGGCCAGCTCATCGAGTCCTGGCTGCCTGACTTCTCGAACGTGAAGGCAGTGCAGGAGGGCGGCGTCGAGCTCGGCCCTGTGGGTGTCGCGCTCAAGTCAACCAAGTCGGCGGCGGTACTGCGCGACCTCACCGTCTAGCAGTCCGCAGTGTGGACCGCACCCTTCGCGTGCGGTCCACACTCACCCGATCTACCCATGAACGAGGAGTAACAACATGGCGAAGATTTACACCCCTGTGAAGGGATTTACCGGCAACGTTGCGGGCGTTGATTTCGTGAACGGTGAGGCCGAGACAGATGACCCGCGGGCGCTCGCCTACTTCGAACGTCACGGCTACAAGGTCGAGTCCGGGAAGAGGCCGCGCGCAAAGACTGAGGCGGTCGAGTAATGACCATCTACAAAGACTCGAACGCACCCCAGGGTCGCGTCGTGTTCGGCGGGACACCGTTTGTTGATGGGCTGACCGCCGACATCAACGTCGGTCCCGAGACGCAGCGGCTGTTTGCATCCGCGGGGATCGTCAAGGTGCCGACCGAGAAGCCGTCACCCGACCCAACCGAGCAGGCCGCTGAGCCTGCACCGAAACAGCGAAAGAAGTGAGACAGATGAGCCGCACCTACGCAACCGACACCGATTACGCCTCTTGGCTTGACGTGAAAGAAGCGCCTGAGGGTGCGGCTCGTCTTCTCCGCGATGCCTCGCTAGAGGTCGACGAAATGCTCCTCACTGCGATCTACCGTGTCGATCACGACGGTGCACCTACCGAGCCGCATGTGATCGAAGCGCTGCGTGACGCGACGTGCGCGCAAGCCGAGTACCGCGCCGAGCACGGCGACGAAGCAACCATCACATTGGGTGACGTGCCGGTCTCGCTCGGCCCACTATCTATCGGTGGACGCAGCAACAGCAAAACCGATGGCACGGCGCTTCCGCAGCACAATCCTGTCGCTGTGCGGATCCTGCGACTGGCTGGCCTGATTCCTGGCACGGTGCAAAATGCCTAGGCTCGTGTCGAAGCGACGGATGGAGCGCACGCTCAACGCGCTTTTGCCACATCGTGAGCTCGTCACTGTCACGCCGTACTTGGGTGGCGGAGCAAATGGGCGCGTCTACGGCACCCCGGTAACGCTCAAGCGTGCGCAAATCCTTGACGACATCAAACTCATCCGTGACCAGTACGACAAGGAAACCAGCATCACCGCGGTGGTCTACTGCGAACGGTCAGAACTTGAGGATATTCCGATCCCGGAAACACGTGTGACGATCTGGGCAGGCACTCGTGACCAGCGAGACGCGCATGTCGAGAGTGCCGGGCGGTACGAGCACCCAGAGTTTGTTGACCTGTTGGAGGTGAGGCTCACATGAGTAACGTCACGACAGAATGGCACGGCGACGCCCTGATTGCGGCGCTGAAAGCCGAAGCACCCGAGGCATTGAATCATGCCGCCGAGCTGCTGCGTGGTGACTCCGTACCGCTGGCCCCTATCGACCGCGGCCCACTGCGCGCCTCTGTGCAGGTCACGCCTGCAACGGCGGGGAGTCTCACCGCGTATGTCTCCTACGACACCCCCTACGCTGCGCGCCAGCATGAAGAGATGGACTGGCGGCACGACGAGGGCCAAGCGAAATACCTCGAAGGCCCACTCACGGAGAACGAAGCGAAGTATCAGCAGGCCATCGCATCCCGACTCGGGAAGGCGCTCGGGCCATGACCACCTACGAACCACAGCGCTACACGGCGCGTCTCCTGGTGGGGATCGCTGAACGGCTTCACGCTGCGGGCCTCGCGATCTACAACGCAGACGGGACACCCTACGGACGGGGTGAACGGGGTATCTACTTCGATCACTCCCCAACTGGTACCGGCGCGGAAACACAGGCCACGTGTGTGATCACGCCGTACATGCCGCAAGCCGGGATCCTCAATATTGAGCGCACTCGTATTCAGATCCGGGCCAGGCACCCCGGTATGGGGGCGCTGCAGGTGCGTGACTGGCTCGACGACATACGGGCCTGCTTCCCCGACCTGACCCCGATAACTCTTGGAGGTCTCGACTTCGACCGCGTACGCCAAATCGGTTCAACCACTTGGGGTGAACCTTCCGCGACCGAGTCGCTTGAGACGACCCAGAATTTTGAGTTTCGCGGCAACCGATACGCCGACGACTAACCACCCACAGTTCATCTAGCCCCTGACACCACGTTGGGGGCTTTTTTGTACCCAAAACCGAAGGAGAACCTCATGGTTTACGCACCTCCCGCCCCAACGAAGGGCATCAACGGACAGAGCTACGAGTTCAAGCTCGACATCGCGTCCATCCCGACTGCACCCGAAACCGAGTACGTGTGGCTGCCCGCACCCGACATCACCGGGCTGCAGCCCAACGCGTCCCCGAAGACCGCTGACGGTGCGACCTACGCAAACCGCGGCCAGGACGACACCTCGACCGTGGGTGAGTCGTTCACTGTCGCGTTTGATGCGAAGGCAGTAAAGAACGCTGAGGGGAAGCTTGCCCCGTATCTGTCGCTGATTATCGCTGCAGCGCAGGCGCACCTTGATGGTGGTGACCATTCCAAGAAGGTCATCGCGGCTCGCGTCTACCACGAGTGGATTGAAGAGCTCAGCTGGCAGTTCACCGTCGAGGCGTCGTTCCAGCGCAAGAACACCGGCAACGCGGACATCGAGTTCCTGTCGATCACGCTCACCTCGAAGGGTGACCGCAAGGTCGTACCGAACCCGGCACTCACTACTACTCCGTAACCCGGATCTCAAGACCCCTCGGGGCGTGCATTGGTCGTGCCGCGCCCCGAGGCACCCCTTAGCGCGACCCACAAGCATTCAAGGAGCACGACCATGACTACCACCGCACGCGAACTCAACGGCAACCTCATCCTCGACTTCGGCGACGGAACCGACTACACCGTCTATCCGGTACCCGGCAAGATCGGCATCGAGATCCAGGCCATCCTCGTGGGAATCACGATGGGCACCACCGGCCACGAGCACGGTTCCGAACGACTCGCCTCCGATACCGAGAAGATCGCGAAGCTCGCTCTCGGCGTCCCGGTGAAGGGGCGCACCAACAAGCGTTGGGCTGAGTTTGACAAGCTGCGTTCTGCGCGCGCAACAGTGGTGTCTCAGGCAGCGGTCTTGTGGAACACGGGTGGTGGTGGCATCGATGCCGTCATGGACCTGCTTGAAGAGGGTGGTGGCTACCCAAAAGCCCTCGGACGCGTGATGCAATCCTCCGGGCTGGGCGATCAGTGGAAAATTCTGAGGACTTGGCTCGATGGGGTGGGGCTCACCTCGGAGACGGCTTCTACGCCGAACCTGACTGGTGGCCTGAATACCTCCGTCTAGAGCGCGAGGAAGCCGACAGCGACACCGCGGGTATTGACTCGCGAGAGCTCTGGCGGCACGTCATTGAGCATTGGCGCGGCTACGTACTCCCTGATCTTGCCCGCTTCTATCCGGGCCTCCCCGTCAACGAACAAGCGCTGCTCGAGACTCCGTGGCGGTCTCTACGCGAGTACGTGCTCGCGCTCTTCGGTATCCGCGACAGCGTGACCGGCGCAACGTTTGCGCGCCTTCATCAGAAAGACGGTGACACATGAGTTTCGAAGTAGGCCGGCTCAGCGCAGCCCTCACGCTTGATGGTGTAGCTGAGTTCCATCGCGAGATGGACGGGGTGGGCCGCAAGTTCGAAGAAGCGGGCCAGAAGGGTTCCGCGTTCGGGCGCGCAGGCGAAGCCGCAGTACGGACCGCTGCCGGTGCCACGACCGGGCTTGTGTCGGCTGCGGGTGCGTATCTCGCGATCCTCACCAAGACCGGCATCAGCTACAACAGTCTGCAGCAGAACAGTCGTGCGGCGCTCAAGGTGCTGCTCGGTGGTACTGAGCAGGCCAACGCGCAGATGTCGAAGCTCGACGACTTCGCGAGGAACTCGCCATTCTCGAAGTCCGTCTTTATCTCGGCGCAGCAGCAGCTCCTTGGCTTCGGCATGGAAGCCGCGAAAGTCATCCCGACCCTGGATGCGGTACAGCAGTCGGTCGCGGCGATGGGCGGCTCGAACGAGCAAATCTCAGAGGTTGTCAACATCCTCGCCAACGTCCAATCGACGGGCAAGATCACCGCCGAAACCCTCAACCAGCTTGGTTACCGCGGCCTCGACGCTGCAACCCTCATCGGTTCCTCGATGGGGAAAACCGGCAACGAGATCCGCGACAGCATTACGAAGGGTACGCTCGGCGGGCAAGATGCCCTCGATGCCCTCGTGTCTGCGATGGATACCCGATTTAAGGGTGCCGCTGATGGAGTGAAAGAACAGTGGTCTGGTGCGGTCGACCGCATCAAGGCGGCAAACCGTGACCTCGGCGCACACATCGCGGAACCGTTCGTGTCTGCTCAGGGTGGCGGCATGGCGGTCACCTGGGGCAACCAAGTCGCCGACGTACTCAGGGCTATCGAGAAGCAGGCCATCCCGGTCATGTCGATCCTCACCCAGAGGGGGATGCCGTTCTTTGCGTCCCTCACTGAGGGGCTCGACAAAGCACGCATGTCGATTCAGCGTTGGGATGCGTCGACGCTTGAGCAGTCACTCGACAAGCTCGGCCATCACGCACCCGGTGTTGCAGCCCTCGCGGGCGCGACACTCGCGCTCGGTGCACAAGTTGGGCCGCTCGGGAAGGTACTCACCACTCTCGGGATCTCGGCCAACCCTGTCGTGGCCGCGCTCGTGGGCATGGCAGCAGCATCCCCCGAGGTACGTGAATCGCTGAAGGGCGTGCTCGAAGCAGGCAAGCCCCTCGTACCTGTCGTGGCGGAGCTCGCAACGACCCTCTCGGGGACCCTCAACGCCGCACTCCCTGTGGTGGCGTCCGGTGTCGACGTTTTTGCGTCTGCCCTCAAGGTAGTGGTCGGGATTGTCGAGAAGATCCCCGCGCCAGTCCTGGTTGGAGCCGCCGCATTCCTCGCGTTCCACAAGGCGACGAGCGCGCTGCAGGGGCCACTAACTCTCGTTGGCGACGCCATGAAGAGATTCATCGAACGATCTGCGATCCAAGCATCGTTGGGCCAGACAAGCGCAGGTATGGGCGCGCTTTCCGCAGCATCAATGACCGCAACCGGGTCGGTAAAGGGGCTCGGCGCTGCTCTGAAAGCTGCATTCCTGAGCAACCCCATCGGCATTGCGATCACTGCGGTTTCAATGGCGCTCGGTGCGTGGGCGATGGCCAACGCAGCCGCCCAGCAGAAAGTTGAAGAGCACAACAGTAGGGTGCTCGCGCTAAAAGACACTCTGAATGAGACCACAGGCGCAATGACGAAAGCGACTGAAGCCACTGTTCTATCGCAGCTCGGAGAGACACGCGCCAAGACACTAGCGGATGAAATGGGCATCTCCTACCGAGATCTGCAGCATGCGATTCTTGGGAACGAAGATGCTTTGAAGCGCGTGAATAGCGCGATGGATGAGCATGTCGCCTCTACAACGACCGGTGACAAGAACTTGGACACTTGGTCGGCAACAGCTACAAACGCTAAGAATCGCGTTAAGGAATTCTCCGAGATCCTTGAAGAGCATAAATCCGCGCTGGAAGATGCGCAGCAAGCGACACGAGAGAAGATCCAGTCGGATCGAGAGGCCGCAGCAGCGCTGACTGACGCTGGTCGAAGCAATCAACGTTTCAATGATGCGCTGGAAGTGGCCCGCGACATCACCCAAGACGCAGAGACACGCGTTAGGGCGTTGACGCAGGCACTTGACGAACTGACCGGGGGCACAAAATCTGCTGCGGAAGCTGATCTAGATTTCGCCCAGAAGAAACTTAATATCGCAGACGCACTCGGCCAAGTCAACAATGAGGGCGTCAAGTTTGCGGAAATCCTCAATGCCGCAAATGGTGAAATCAACAAGGGCACCCAGGAAGGTATCTCCTTTGGGCAGATGCTCACCGGCATGAACAAAGACATGCAGTCACAGATCATGCAAGCGTCGGACGCGAGGATTGCACACAACGACTACGCAGGTGCGCTCGTATCCGCAACAGCCAAAGGCAACGAATATCGCGCGGGCGTTGAAGAACAGCTGAAGGCTATGGGGCTGTCAGACGCCGCAATCCGAAACCTAATTGACACCTATTTCGCTGTGCCCTCGCAAGTCGCAACGGTTCTCCAAGTGGAAAACGTTACCGAGACCGGACAACAGGTCATTGGAATTCTCGGCGAGCTCGCAAAGCTGGACGAAGGAGCGACTTTCTCGATCAAGGCTGAAGGGGCTGAAGAAACAAAGCTTGCCCTCGAAGGCCTCGGATACACAGTGGAATCCTCGCCTGACGGTAAGGAGTTCATCATCACGGCCCAGGGTGTTGATGTAGTGAACCAAAACCTCACCGACATCGCGAACTACGAAGTGCCAGAGAAGCTCTTCCAAATCAAGGGAGACCCCGGTGACGCTTTCGCAAAGCTTGATGATGTCGAGGTTCGAAAGATCAGTGACAAAGAGTCTGTGGTGTGGGGAAAGACCGAGGACGCGAACGAGAAGATCCAAGCCATCGTCGACAAGAAGTTTGACAAGAAGACGGTTGTCATTGATGGCGATAGTTCAAACTTTGAGAGCGTGTGGTCAAGCGTCGCTGGACGCGTAGGCAAGGCGTTTGTGAGCATTTTCGGCGGCGGAGATGACGGGAAGAAAAACTACCAAGGCGGTGCGTATGTCGCAGGTGGACATCATTTTGCTGCGGGTGGGTTCCCTTCGGGAATGTATCGGGGTGTCGTTGGTGGCATCCCAAAGGTAGGCATCGACGGTTCCCCGCACATCTTCGCGGAGAAGGAGCTCGGGGTGCCGTGGGAGGCCTACATCTCCGGCAATCCCGCCTACCGTGAGCGCAACATCGGGCTCGCGCTTGAGTCGCTGAAACGTCTCGCGTTCCCGGTTGTTCCAGCGTCTCAGGTGTATGGGACGCGTGCGTTTGCGCGTGGTGACATGCTCGCGAACCGCACAAGCGCCACGCCCTCGGCGGCGGCTCCGGTCACGGTGTCGCGTGTTGAGCGTGGCCGTGACGCACCCCTCATCGGGTCGGTCTCTATCGGAGCGGGTGTCACGAAGGATCAGTTTGAAGAGTTCAAGACGAGGCTCGATTTTTACGAGAGAGGTGGCCGCTAGATGTATGGCGATTGGCAACTGATCTACGAGGGAACCGACCTACGTTTCGGAACGCGAGAACACAACGTCGAGTTCGTGAAGCTCACCGTCTCCGGCGACGTGTACCGCACCGACGATAGCCAGTTGCCTCGGCAGGATGGAACGGCTTTCGGGCAGGATTTCATCGAGTCGGGGCAACTCGCCATCGCGGTCAAGATTGATTTCACGACGTATCCGGCTGGCCCGGATGAGTGCGCCCGCCTTGCGTGGGCGGCACGGCAGGCGTTTGAGCGGGGGTGGCGTGCCGATCCGGTGCGCCGCACTCCCGGCGCTGTCTGTGAGTTGGTGATGGGTGGCGAGCAAGCCATCGAAGGCAGACCGCGGGGTGTGTCTTGGAATGACGATCATCAAGGGGTCGGGCTCATTACGGGCTCGGCCCTTTTTGTACCCGCTGGCACTGGCGTGTTTGACATGTCGGATGGTGGTGGCTGGCATACCCAGACGGTCGGCCTCGTCCCCCCGCAGACGGGCGGGCTGAAAGCACCACTCAAAGCACCTCTGAGCACGTCTGTGGAGTCTTCTCGTGCGCGTCCGTTCACGGTTGCGGGCGATGTTCCGGCGTGGCCCATCATCACAGTGAAAGGCCCGCTCGGGTCTGGTGCGCAGGTGGAACTCACATCGCGTTGGCGCATGCCACTCAACCGCAGCCTCGGCGCGTTCGATGTTGTCGAGATCGACACCCGGCCCGGTCATCGAGGCATGACCCTCAACGGCCGTGCAGCGAACGTCCTCACCTCGGGCGCGGTGCAGCTTGCTGACGCTGCGATGGCTCCTGGCCCGCAAGAACTCGCCCTACGTGGCACATCACTCGAAGGTACTGCTACCGCGTCTGTGCGGTGGCGCACAACGAAAGAGAGCATCTAAATGGCCAGCATTCAAGAAGCTGGCATCGACCGCTGGTTTATTGGCGGCGGTGCCGAGCACACCCCCGAGTCCGCACGGCGGCTCGTGCACACCGCGACCCGCGGAAATGAGGGCGTCGGCGGTGTCTCTGATCTGAAGGTGATGCCGCTCGCGATCCCGGGACAGGGAGTGCGTGTCATCACGGGCTCAGCTCTTGTACGGAGCCGGTATGTCGGCGGGGAGACTCAGACCTATCAGGCGAACATCTTCCGCGAGGTCGAAGTGCCGATCGCGCAAAACACTACGAATCAGGACCGTTACGACCTCGTAATTCTCCGGGTTGAAGACCCACACGCAGCAGGCTCGACCTACCCGAAACCAGCACTTGAACTGCTTGCGAATGAGCAGTACATCTATGTGCGGGTCATCTCCGGTGTGAGTGCGACTACGACCCGTGTCCAGCAGGTTGTCGGGCATGAGAACGATACGGCGATCACCCTCGGACGCATCAAGGTACCGGCGATGAAGGGCACTATCGACAACATCACAGGCACGATCACGGACCTGCGGAAGGTCGCGCAGCCGATGAGCGAGCGCGTCGTTCGGGCGATCAACCTCACCGAGGCAGGCACCGGATACAAGCAGATCACGAACACTGGCGCATATCCGACAGGCGGACAGACGTGGCCTGCGGAGGCCGAATCCGCGGGAATCCTCGACATCGATATTCCTGAGTGGGCCACTTACATGGCCTACACCATCACCTGGTCACAACTTTTCGTAGGCCCGAAAGACGGTGCAGGGAACGTGTTTGGTGGAATGTGGTTGCAGGTCGGCGCAACGATTGACCCTGATGTGTGGCGAGGACAACTCAGCAATTGGGACATCGCCGAAAAAGCAGGTGGACACACAATGACCATGCGTGTGGCAGATACTGCCTACATCAAGCCAGAGCTGCGTGGCAAAACCAAACGCTTTTTCCCACGAGTCAATCTTCAAGGTGGTTCCGCGGTGAACGCACCGTCAGTGAACTGGGCGTCGTCGTTCGACCTGGACGTGACGTTCAAGCAGACCGCAGCATAGGGAGGACAGCATGACTGACCTCGTATATGTCGCGCAACGATTCGGCACCTGGCAAACGCTGCACCGCTCACTCCCTCTCACCATCACCTCGGGATGCGAGTGGGGGCTGAACATGTACGGGGTTCTCGAAGCGACACTGCCTCATGGCCTCGCCTCTGGTATCGCGGAGGACGGACACCCTCTGATTGAAGAGGGCGGCACGATCATCAACGCAGAGACCGGAAGTGGAGTCGACCGGCGCAGATGGCAAGGCATCGTCCACGAAGTAACCCCGGACGGGCCGAACCTCAAGTTCACGGTTCGCGAAATTGCGGGCTACCCCGACGGACTGACGTTCACAGGCAACATTCACGGCGTGAAAGTCGACCCCGCTGCAGTCGTACGTGACCTTTGGGCGTACACGCAAGCCGCACCATCGGGCGACTTTGGGGTGTCGGTTGTGGGGTCGACTCCGCTCCGCGAAGGAACTGACTCAGACATCAAAGCGACTGCCGCGAAGATCGCAGTCGATAAAGCGAAGGCAGCGCTTGAGCTTCGGTCTAAGCCTCGCAAAGCGAAAGAGGCGCAGATTCGGAAGATACGAGAACAATATGCACCGCTGTTGCGTCCCCTCACCCGTGCTCGTGACGACGCAACTCAAGCGTATGACGCGCTTGTACAGGCGAAAGCCCCGAAAGCTCAGCTCGACGCGGCGAAAGCTCAGGTTACAACAAAGCAGGAAGCGCTCAAGAAGAAACGTGACGAGCGCGACAAGAAGATCGAGCCGTTGCAGACCCAGCTTGAAGACCTGCGCGATGAAGAGACACCGTGGCAGGAACCTTACGACGATGCGGAGGAAGCGTATCGGGCAGCACAAGAACAAGCTCGTAAGGATGGTGGTGGGCTCAAGATTGAGGCCGCTGATTTCCCCGACACGTGGGACGAAATCACAAAGCTTGCGAAACAGTATGGTTTCGACTTCACAACTCGTGCTGTGTGGAGTGAAGGCAAACCGGACTACCGCATCCAGATTGCCTACCCTTCTGCAGGCCGCACACGTGATGACCTGACTTTTCAGCAGGGCATCAACATCATTTCGGAGCTCAAGCCGCGCTCGATTCCGTACGCATCTGAGGTCCTGGGTCGCGGTGCTGGTGAGGGCGATGGCGCAATCCGGGCAAATAGTGCTCGGGTGGATCGTCGAGCACGCCGCAACATCGTTCTCTCACGACCCGAAATATCCACGGTCTCAGCCTTGCGCGCCGAAGTCGCTACCGAGCTGAAGTACGCGGGAGGCTTCTTGGAGATCCCCTCGATTACCGTGCGTGACAACCCTGCGGCACCGTTGTGGTCTTGGAATCCGGGCGACACGATCCTTGTGCAGGGCGTCGTACCCAACGTGGGCAGGATCGCCTGGTGGCACCGGATTCTGTCATGGAAACTACGCAGCCCAATTGAGGCTGAACTTCGACTTGAAAGGGTGAATGCCATATGAGTGATGCACTCGATAGGATCGCCCGCCAACAGGCTGCGCTCTCAAAGGATGTACAAGGATTGATGCGCACACGTCAGGTAGTGAGGTCGACGATCTCCACGCCGGATGGCGAGGTGCAACTCTCTGATGCGTTCGCTGACGCTACGGACGCGGCTGCGGCTTTGCCGGGTCAGCGTGAAGTCCTTGCCGCTCTTGATGCGGCACAGTCCAGCGATTTCGATCTGATTGGCGAGGCAATCACTGAGCAGGAAGCCCTTGCGGATGGTTTGCATGAAACCCAAATGAGTGTCATCGGCACGAATCTTGTGGTGCAGGCGGCCCAAGAGCAGGCCGAGGAAGCAATCCGGGCTGCATCTGAGGTGTCTGAATTTGCGGAGGGTGTGAAAGCGGTCGCGGATGCTGCCGCGAATGATGCTGAGGCGGCGAAGACCACTGCGAATTCTGCTCAGCGTGAGGCGAAGGACGCGGCGCAAGCGGCGATTGATCGTGCCGCTGATGCTGAACTGGCGGCCAAGGAGTTTGCTAAGGCTCAAGCTGAGCAGGCTCAGATTGATGCGAACGACGAAACTGGGCGGGCGGTCGCTGCAGCAAAGGTTGCGGCGGCGAAGGATGCTCAGGACAAGGCCGACGAAGCTGAACGGGCAGCGAAAGAGAAAGCTGCAGAGGCGAAGCTCGCTGCTGATAGCGCCGCGCAAGCCGCCGCTACCGCTGACGCGAAAGCAGTGCAGGCGCGTGAGGATGCGTTGAGGGCGGCACGCTACCGGGTCGGGCCTGATGGCGTGTATTCCCCGGCGATGCCTGAAGGTGGGTTTCGGATCGGCGCTCAGTTGGTGCGTGTGAACGCTGACGGTCATCCATACCGGATTGACCGGTGGGCGGGCGCTGAGTGGGTGCGTGATCAGGTGCTCATGGATCAGTTGTTGATCCCGAGCGAGGATGGCACTATCGCGATTGGGAATGCCCAGATCTATGCGCCGACGATCATTGGTGGCGAGTTTTTCGGCAACCGGTTTGAAGGGTCTACCTTTACACTTCCGTCTGTCGAAGCGTCCGAAACGGTGCTTACGGATCAGTGTGAGTCGGTTGGTCAATGGGTGGGGCCATGGGACCCAATTCCGAAGCCGACGCTCTCAACTGCGCAGAAGCGCAGTGGCAACTATTCCCTACTGCTTTCCAAGAATCCCTCGACCACTGAACGAGGCGCAAAGCGGCCCATCCCAACGACGTCGTTTCCTCGGGGAGGCTATTTTTCCGTATGGGTTTGGAGGTCGGTGGCCGGTTCAATGCTGGTCACCGACGAGGCGCAAGTCTATGGCGGGTATGACATGCCTGCGAAAACATGGGTAGAGATTCGGTGTGCGATTCCCTCTGGCGTGTCAGTAAGCCAGATCAGGGTATCGGATGCTGGCGCTGGTGCCGCGTTGATCTACATTGACGATTTGACCGTGGTTAGATACACCTCGCTCTCTGGGAAGGCTGCGATTGATCGCGCGCCGTCTGGTGCTGCACGCGTCTACAGCGAAGCGGCTGATGGGTCGATGATCAAGTTTCAAGACTCTCAGCTTGAGGCAGACTATGGCGGGCTCTCGGGTTTTGTGCGTCCTCACCTTTTCGGTGCGAGCGCAATTTCAGTCGAGATGGGCGTGTCCAGCACCCAAGCAGACACTCGATCAGAGCTCCGGCTCGATGCTGGCGGATCACTTCTAAGTATCGTTGCCGTGCGCGATGACACGCTGATTGGCCGATTCAGGTTTGATGGCGATGGCGTTATTACGGTCCAGGACACGATCCGGTCGCGTATTGACACTGACTGGCAAAATGTCGCGATCCCTGGCGGTACGGGTACGTGCCGTTGGATGCGCAAGCTAGGAATCATTTATCTCGAATTTGATGTGAAGTACACGGCGAGTGTCGCGGCGAATGGTGTGCTTGCGCCTGCGTTCACGTTGCCTGCTGCCGCGTATCCGCCGCTCAACAAACCGATCTCGGTTGTTGGTGGTGGCAGTGTTCCCGGTCTGGGGTGGGTGGATTCTGCTACTGGGCGATGCACGATCCGTAATTTGCATACCGCGGCCTCTACCTCGTTTTTGGGGCATGGGTCGTGGCCTGCCTCATCGTAAGGAGTATGTGATGTCGTATTTGACTCAGGCGAAGCTTGCCGGGGATCAGTTGATTATTCAGCGGGTGACGGCGTGTGCCGCTTCTGAGGGGGTTCCTGATGCGCCGTTTTGGGCGTCGCAGCAGGGGTGGAGGTTGTCGGCTCAGCCGGGGTGGGATGCCGCGTATGAGTCTGCACTGGCTAGCAAGGTGTCGGAGCCGGGAGGTGATAGCTCGGTGATTAGTGACGGCATGATTCTTGCCGCGGTGCAGGCGATCCGTAAGGCTGAGTCACCCCCAGATCCACCGCAAGCCGAAACCAACTAGACCCCGCCAGGTAGCGGGGTTTTTGCATGTAAGGAGGGGAAATTCATGGCGCAACTTTATTACCCGCTCGATCCGGCGCTCGTGTCTGAGTGGCCTGGGCCTCGTGACGGCGGCAGTTGGTGGCATTACGGCACCGACTTTGCTGTTGGGGTTGGGACACCACTCGCGGCGAGCTTTGATGGCCAGGTCGTGTTTGCTGGCGGCGACGGCGCGCGAGGCCAGATTAACGGGGTTTGGGCGAACGGTGAAGGCCTCACTGTTGATATTCGCCGCTCTGATGGCCTAATCGCAAGGTACGGGCATCTGTCACGTATCGATGTGCAGTACGGGCAGTGGGTGACCGCTGGCCAGATCATCGGCCTATCCGGGAACTCCGGCTACACGACCGGGCCGCACTGCCACTGGGAACTCCGGTGGGATCGTGCATGGTCCGGCGGCGCATGGGCTCACCCACACAACCTCGGCGCGATTGCGCTACCCAAACACGCTGCACCGGCTAAGCCCGCAGCACCAACACCAAAACGCAAGGAGCACAACATGTTGATGGCATTCTACGAGCATGCAGCGGGCAAAGGTCAGGGCCGCTGGCTCATCTTCGGCCCCAAGTTCCAGATGGAACTCTCAACCCAGCGCGCGGCTGATGCGTTCGCGAAGCAGCTCGGAGTGACACCGTTTGTTACTGATGGCGGTGGCTGGGCGAAGTTCAAGCGAGTCTCGAAATGACCGCAGCCCCGCCCGGTGGAATCGGGATGGGTGATCTCTGGAAGCAAGGCCAGAACACCCAGGAGCGGCTTGCAAAGCTTGAAGTGATCGTGGAGCGCCTCGCGAAGGTCGATGAGCGTCTTGATTCGCATTCCAGTAGGTTGCGCATGATCGAGGGCGCGACGATTCGGCAGGAGGGCGACGCCGCGGATATTCGCTCGCTCGATACCCGTGTAACAACGCTCGAATCACAGCTTGGAACGGTTGGCAATCAAGTCTCACGCTTCTCTTGGCTGCCAACTGTTGTTGTCGGTGTGATTGGCGCTGGCGGTGCAACACTTCTCGCACGTCTGATTAACGGAGGATAAGAACATGAAACCTACAGAGTTCGCGCGCCTCGGCGCGTATCTGATCAGCGCGGCCACAGGTGCCGCACTCGCCATTATCGGCGGACTCAACGGCGACGGAGGGCTCGTGACCGCGGGCGTCGGACTTCTCGGAGTTGGCAGCCTCGCTGGCGCGAACATCACACGTACCGGCAGCGACACCGAAGACACGGTGTGACCCTTGCTCCCTCGCTTGACCTACGGGTTGAGCGAGGGGGTTATTTTTGTGTCCGGTGCAGTTTGCCGTGTCAAAGGATCCTGTTTCACAAACAACAAGAGGTGGGACCCGGATGGCCCCACCTCTCATTTACCTGCCCCGCTGATTAGGTGGCGAGTTCTTTGTGTCCGTCTGGCACGCTCATGCCGGTTTGGACTTCAATCTTTCGTGGTTTTGCCTTCTCGCTCATGGGAATAATGAGACTGAGCACGCCGTTCTCGTAGTTTGCTGAGATTGCGGTAGTGTCGACTCCTTCACCGATGCTGAACTGTCGCAGGTAGCTTCCCGCTGGTCGTTCTTTGGCGAGCCATTTCACGCCGTCTGTTCGCGCGGTTGTCCGGTTGGCTCGGATGGTGAGGATTTGTCCGTCAACATCAACGTCGATAGATCCTGGGTCCATTCCTGGGAGGTCGGCGTTGAGCACGTAGGCGTTGTTGTCTCGATAGAGATCGACTGGCATTGCGCGCATCGGTGATCGTTGCGTCACGCTGTTGGCAATGCGTTCCATCTCGGTAAAAGGATCAAAAGACATGGACATAATGAATTAATCTCCTTCCAAGTGTGGTGCTTGAGCTTGGGGCGCTCAAGTGGTTTTAGATTAGCACTCGCTACCTGAGAGTGCTAATAAAGGGTGCTGGAAAATTGCTCAAAAGTGGCTGCTCAGCGATGAGTGTCAGACAGTGCCCAGTAAGAGAAACTGGAAGTAACCAAGTAAGCTCCCTCTCGCGTTCGGGCGAGGGGGTCTTTTGTGTTTACTGGTAGCCGCCTGGCCCGATTCCGCGGTTGCTTTGCGTGGTTGGGCGTGTGCTTGGCCACGGTACGGTTTTCTCGGCCTCGGTCAGTCCGTTGTAGATCCCTGTCATGCGGCGCTGTGCGGGGTCGGATTCCCATTTCATCACCATGTAGCGGTCCGCGCCGGTTGTGTCGGTGATTTTGTGGATGATGGCCTTGGGGTGTTGCCTGATCTCGCGTAGCACGATCCATGTGTTGGTGTCGATTTGGATCAGGTTGTCGATGTATTTCATGGTGCTCTCCTGCGGTCAGGAGTTGAGGGTACGGCAGGGGGCTGACATTCATGCCGCGGTGAGTGTGCGTGAGATTTCGTCGGAGCCGTGCTGCACCTCTGACACGAGCGATTCGTCGCCGGGACGCTTGGGGTCGAGCCAATCGGAATACAGGTCTTGTGGGAGCACGAGCGGCATGCGCGGCCAATAGTCGGCGGCTTCGCCTACGGAGTCGCGGGTGACCATCGAGTAAGTGACAAGCTCGGTGCCGTCTTCTCGAGTAACGGTGTTGGTGAGTGCCGCGATGCCGAACGGCTCATGCTCTGGGAGGTGGAACTTCCCGCCCTTTTCGACGTACCAGGATGCGGGGAGGATTGCGCGGTGCTGAAAGGGGCGCTTCCATGACCGTAGGAGTTTGTCATCGCGCGAGTTGAATGCCGAGAATTTCACCGGGCCGCTGCTGTCGAGCCAGATCCACCACCACGCCATCAGCAGCTCACGCTCCCCCGATTCATTCGCACGGATAATCGGGTTGAGGTTGACTGCGTTCTTGCCGGTGATCTTCGCGCTCCCGCTGCGCTGCTCCATCCACTCAGACAGAAGCGCTTGCGAATCCTTCTCGCTCAGAGGCTCTAACCCGTCCGGCAGCTCGATCCGCTCACCTGATCCGCTGAGTCCGTATGATGCACACATGCAGGCAGAATACGCCCCTGAGCTGATCCGAGGCTAGGGGGTTTCGGGTTCCCAAGGTAGCCGATCCGGGAGCGGCGCGAGGATTCTGCCCTCACCGCATTCGCTGCACCGGAGCACGCTCGCGCTCTCCCTGCCCATTGGTCCACCGCACTTCAAGCAAGTCCACATGCACCCAGCTTGCCCGCGCTTCACGCCCCGATGTGGCGGTTACGGGAATCTGTGGATAACTTACTCTTTGATCCAGGAGATGATGAGCGCGTTTTCCGGGATCACGCACGCTGACTTTGCGGCCTCCCATGTCTCGCCCTCGCCCGTGACCTCCACCATTTCAAAGGTGGAGAGGTCACGGGTGTGACGATCCTCAGGCGGGACCGCGTTAGCTTCGAGAGCGAGATGGGCGCGAGCAATCATGACCCCAGACTAGCCCGCATCGACCGCCCGGACGGTCGAGCACGGTGCGAGCTCACCGCACGACACGCATTCCTCGTCTCGATGACTAAAGCGTCGGTCGCGTGACGGCTCAACTGGTACATGATGTAACGCGCGTACTCTCTCGATGGCGGCGCGTGCTTCTCGGAGCTCAGCGATCAGGGCCCGCACATGTGGGCTATGCTTCGCCACCGGCATGCGTTCTAACTCGTCAAGATCAAGCTTTCCGCTCACCATTCCACTCCCGCCCAAAGTCCAGCGATAAACAGGGTCACGGCAACCGACCCGCACCACACTGCTACACGCGCGGATGTCGTTGCCTTCCGATCATCAATCCCGCTCTCAACACCGGCATTTACTAAGCCGCCAAAAGCGACGATCGCAAACGGGAGCGCGGACAGCATTAGCGCCACGGTTACGCTCATTTCTCTTCCTCTCGTTGATACGGGTTTGTCTGCGCGGCAAGCTTCCCGAGTGGCGCGAGTAGCGTTGACGGTTCCTTGTGCCCCACATAGGCCGCCTCGGCCGCTTCGTACAGCGGGTATGCAATCCGAGCAAGATCGCCCCATGCTTTCTCGGCGGCGGCACGCTCAACCTCAGCAAGCCACCGATCAAACCCTCGCGCTGCCGCTCGCTCATTCGCTGCCGCATTGATCGGGTCGTGGTACTCACCTACTGGGTCGCTCGCATACCCTGAACGCACTTGTTCCGTGGTTGGCGTGTATCCCTCACTCACTACGATCACCCCGCCTCTCAATGAAGACTCCTGTGCGCCCCCTGAGCACCCAGACGAGTGCCACGAGGCGCGCTACCGCATACATTCGGACTTTCGCGGGTGTTGTGAGGCGCGTATTTCCCCATTCGACCAGGTAGGGGAATTTGCGCGGGTTCGAATACCTCCGTTCGTGGCGGTATGGTCGTTGCCGCCACACGACACGCTCACTCATCGCCCACCACCTCGTAGCCAGAGGTCTTTGCCTTCGGTCATCTTTCGCGCGATATTGCGGCCCACCGAAGCACCACTTATCTCTGAGCTATCCACCCACGCCAGCGGCAAGAGCTCACAAACAATCTCGGCGAGTTTCGCTTCGTTTACCGTTACCGGCTCTACCGGCGAGGCAAGTGCAGCCCGTAGTTCCTCGTTCTCGCGGTGTAGACGGTTGTTGCCTGCGTTCTGCCGTTCGCAGTACTCCACCACCTGTTTCCACATGATGTCGCGCACGCTCGGCTTGTACGCGTCTGGGTTCCCGGCACACCCCATCGCTTTCCACACACGCTCCAACGCCTGCTTCTCGCGTTCGAGCCTGATAGCAGTCACGCAATCAGGGCACTCCCCAGAGTTCATGTGGTTGCTACCCACAAGCCCAATTCCATTGCAGGTTTGGCATGTTGGTGCGGGTGGGGTGACACCAGCAGCAGGGAGGGCGGAGCCCTCAGTAAAACCGTCTATCCACGCATCCTCAACGTTTGAGAATGGGTTTCCGTCAATGAATACCCCGCTAGCAACTTTCTTGGCCCGTTCCCGCTGTTCTTCGCTAGGCTCACCCACCAACAAACCAGCAAGCCGGAGAGCATCAAGCCCCGCAGCTACTCGCTCGCCCTCTTTCCCTTCCGCATCAGCCTCATGCCAAGCGGCCTTAAATACCTGCTCTGCCGTCTTAGTCATCGCGACACCACCGTGATCGGGAAACGGTCGGGGTGCTCTTGGTACTCCGAGGCCCACGACATGACCCACTCGGGAGGTGCCGTAACGGTAACCGCGTAACACTGCATCACGTCGCTGGCTTCATATGCGGGGTCGTAGCCCGCGTTCTTACGGTCGTACTCGTTTACCGCTGCGGCGTAGAGTTCGGGGTCGATGTGCCCGAAGGCCATCACATAGTCAGCTTGCTCGTCCTCCACCAACACGACGCCGAGCACGGTATCTCCTGAGCTGGGTGTGAAATCTTCTTGCGTCAGAGCCGGGTAAATCTTCACTTCGTTCATTTCCGATTCTCCTTCAGTTGTGATCGTGGTCGCCTTGCTCATCCCTCGCCCCTCTCCGGTGCGGCAGAATCCATCTCTTCAAGCTCACGCTTGACCTTCTCCACTCGGGCTTCCCCCTCACGCACCCGTGCCCACTCCGCATCATCCGCCCACCACGGGGTAGTGGTGGACACGTAAGGCGAAGTCTTAACGTCGTCTGGTTTCTCGCTCATCCCTCGCCCCTCTCCGGTACTGGAATCCAGTCGTCTTCGTTGCCGCAGATTGTGCATTTTGCGTACTTGCAGGTGTCTGGGTCGCCTTCACCAACTGGGAATGGGTAATTACAGAAGCCGCATTTGTGCGACGGTTTTGGTGCTGTCTCGGGTACAGCAGCACGAGAAAGCGCGATACCCACAAGTGAGTCGATAATCTCGTCATCGTCAGCCGCGAGCGAGAAGTCATCCAGACCCATCGTCCCGTGACTCCACGCGGAATGGTCACGACTGCACCAGTAGATTTCCTGCCCGAGGTATTCGCGGAATTGTGCAGCTAGCATTTTTCGGTCGTTCTCGTCTGGTGTGTCTGGTGTCGCTTCCAAAGCGTCAGCAGCGCGAGTAATTGCCCGCTTTGCCTCGTCGGGAATCGAGAGGTTGAACTGCGAGTCTGCCAACTCGCGCAACTTGTCGATCTGTGCGCGTTTCTGTTCTGGTGTCATCGTCATTTCGTTTGCCCTTCCTCGCAGCATTTCCCGCAGCACGGATGCAGCCACCTGCTAGCGCACGCCGGGCCACAACAACCCTCCACGCAGCCCTCTTCACTCATTTCCGCGGTCCTTCCTGCGCCTTCTTGACCCGTGCAACCATGTCGCTCACTCCACGCTGCAACTCTGCTGCCGAGTACGTGTAGTTCTGCTCGCCCAATCGGAACAGCGTTTCGATCTGGGGTCGTGGGTTGTCAGGGTTGAGGCGTTCGAGGTCTTCGATAGATTGCACGTCTTCGTATGGTGAAGGGCAGGAGCACCCGCTGTCCGTGCCGACGTAGAACACGCGTTTATCGGTGATCGATTGCCAGACCATCACGTAATCGAACTGCCAGCAGCCGTCCGAGAGGTCGAACTCATCGACCTTGATCATCCCGAAATCTGCGGGATTGTCGTGGATATTTTTCATTTCGTTTGTCCTATCTGCGCGAGAACCCGCGCCGCGTCAGCCTCGGCTTCACGTAGCCGCTCCCCCAAGATCACGCACTCGTCTTCCGTGAGTTGCGACTGGTCACAGTTGGCCAGGTCGCTCGCGGTCGCCGTGTTGCCCATCGTTGGGCGGCGACCTAACGACCTTTCGATCTTGAGTGCGGCATCTCGAATGTTGGTGCCCGCCACCAGGTAGGCACCTCCGCGCGCAAACCTGCTCGCGAACGCGTAAATCTTCATCAGCTTCTCCTTTAACGCCTGCGGGGGCCACACGATGCGGCCCCCGGGGTACGAAAATGCCCCGCTCTCTTGGCGGGGCTAGATACTGCGGTTGGTAGGGGCTAGCGGTACACGCCCGTATGTTTCGGGATGTCCTTTTCGTCCATGCGCGAGTTCGCGTCATCGGGGTTTAGGTATGCCTCGATGATCAGATCAGCCCAATACCGATCTCCGATTTCCCATCCAGCGAGCCTACGGGCCGCTTTCATTCCCGCTTTGTCAGGTGTTGCACGCGAAGTCATTTCGTCACGTCCCCTTAAAATGGCTGTTCATCGTCAAAGCCGTTTTGAGCGCCTGCCGGTTGCCCCCAAGCACTCTGCCCCTCGGGTGCCCCTGAACTCGCGCCAGACCCGGCACCGGCTGCGCTGTAGCTGCCAACCTGCCCTCGGTCCTGACCCCGGGTGATCTGTGTGGTTGCGAATCGGAGTGATGGCCCGATCTCTTCAACCTCAAGATCCAACGACGTGCGCTGTACGCCTTGGTTGTCCGTGTACGACCGCTGCGTCAACCTGCCCTGCACAATCACGCGAGTGCCCTTCGTCAACGACGCAACAATGTTGTCGGCATACTCACCATATGCACGACACCCCAGCCACAACGCTTCACCATCCGACCAGTCACCGGACTGGCGGTCACGCACCCTTGGTGTCGAGGCGATACGGAACGTCACCCACGACTTACCGGCCTGCGACACGCGAGGCTCGGGGTCGGCAACAAGGTTACCGACAACAGTGATCAGCGGCTCACCGGCCATTATTTCGCCTCCTCTGAGATGTGCTTCGGGCCTCGGTTTCGCGATGTGCCGCCCTCCGACAGCAACCGGTACGTTTTGCCGCCGTCATCGCTGAACGCTTCCGAGTTGCGCTTGTTCTGCCACAGTGCGTCAGCAACGTTCACCCACTCTTCGGGAGAGTTCGTGAGAGGCCGCAGGTTCTTGAACTGCAACAGATCATGAATGACAGGGATCGCCACCGAGGCAGACCCTCCACTGTGCCCCATGTCCGCGAACGCCTGTACAACGTTGAGGTATCCCTGAACTGTCTGCGGTTCTTCTCCGAGCAGTTCCAGCTCACGTCGTGCGTGTTCTACCAAATTACTCATTGTCTAGCTCTCTTTCTGCGCGGTTTTCCACGCGTCTAATGCCCATCTCTGGGCGGATAGTTCTTCAAGCGAGGGCAGCGTGTTTGTTGGCACGCTCAACCCTCGACGGGTGAGGCTTTCCCGCGGGCGCTCCATGAGCAGGGCGTCGCGGTTCTTCACGACATGCCACTCTCGTGACACCTTCGCCGGGCTGCAGGACAGCAGGAACAGTGCGAGCGGATCTAGGTCTTCCCCGGCCATGATGGTCCACACCTTTCGCATGCCTCATGTCGGGGTAGCCCGTGGGGGCAATACTGTTTTTGTCGCCTGGCCGCTGTGCGTGCTTCTTTCGCGGCACGCACCGCGGCTTCTTCCTGAGCTTCTCGGTCAGCTGCACATGCACGACATGGTTGGTCGTGATCCCAATGTGAATGTTTTCCACAGGTTTTGGGAGGGGCGGCACCCCCCTCTTCTTCGTTAGAAGAAGAGGGGTCGGGTCGGGTCGGGTCGGGCCGGGCCGGGGGTAGCGAACTCACACCGTCGCTCACACCATCTGTCACGCGTGACACTTGCTGTGACTGACTGCGCTTATTCTCCCGAGCTTCACGCACACGACGCTGACGCTCACGCGCATCAGCACGACGCTTCTTCACCGTCTCCGACGTCTCCTGATACTCATCCCAATCGTGAAACCGCCACCCCTCGGACTCATCTACCCAAAGCCCCGCAGCTACAAGCTCTCCCGCAGCGTCACGATCCCCCAGCAGACGCAGCACGGGAGCTTTGATCACCCCATCCGTGAGGTGCTGACACGAGTAAGCGCCTGCACGCACCCACAACGTCACCGCAGCATCTGAGAGGGTCGCCGTTTTAGGGTGCGACCAAAACCCGTCATCAACCTTGAACCACGCCACCGACATCCACCTCCCTTCGTTCGTTGGGGTGGTCTACGATCCTGATAGCGACCGCCTCACGCAGAATCCACGCCTGCCCGCCGTACCCGCGCCGCTCCATATCGTGAGCATCATTGACCATCTCCGGGCTAGAGAACTTGGTTAACGCGATCCGGGCAGCCATCAAATGCTGGTATTCAAGCGCAGCCAGAAACACCGTCACCGGCTTATCCTTCGCCAAAGCGTCAGCGGCAAACCCTTGTAGTTCGTCCTGCGTGTACCGCTCAGCACACACAGTAACTAACCGATCCGGCGTAAACGCATCCATCTAGGTCACCTCCGTTACTTTCCAGTCGTCAGTCAGCTTCACGAACCCGTGCACGGCATGCTCGATAGGCACTTCGGTTGGGTCGGCGTGAAGACTGATCTTGATGCCTCGCCGGATCGCTTCCGCTTGAAATTCGGGGTCCGACTCGATGAGCCCGTTAATGAGCGATTCGAGCCACACCACGTTCGAGCCACGGTGCTTGTCTTTGCGTCCGCCCATGCCGCCCTGACGATGCTGCGGCACCAGTTCGGGGCAATCCTCACCAGTCCATGCAGACACGTGACCGTCACGCCCTTCGAGATCACGAAGCACTGCTTTCGGTGTGTGCTTACTCATCAGGCGTTCCCCTCGTCCACCCTGGGAACAGGTCAGTGCAGTGCAGGTTTTCGCCAGCAGCGTGCGCGGTCGGTCCGTAGTACGAGATCCCGTCGGGCACCTCGACCACCCACCAAAACTCGTGACGCTTCCGGCAGTGAAAACACCAGCGTGTGCCGAGAGATTCACGGGAGTATTCGCGCATGTCCGTTCCGCAGATCGCGACGTTTCCAGACTCAGCGCACCAATCAGCCGTTTGCGTCAACTGGGTTCCTCCGCTCTTTCCGTGTACGCACAAGGGCCGGAGTCAGTACGACCCCGGCCCCGACACTGCTCACAACTAGGCAGCGGGTGGAACATCATTTCGACACCTCAATGGCTCCCGCAAATTCAGTGATGAGCTTGCGAGATTCTGCACTCAACTCATCCACGATGTACGCAATTTGCATCCCAGGGTTGTGCGAACAGGCCACGTTGAGGCTGTGTAGAAACCCGTTCAGAAGTGCACCTTGAACCTCGTTGCTTGCAGGACCGAAATCACGACCGATCGCTTCTGCATATTTGTGGTTGGCGGTTACCAAGTTCTCGCTCATCACTTCTCCTGTGTTGGTTCCTCTGCGGTCGGCGTGCTCAGCCATGCTTTGCGCTCGTTCTTCGCTTCGATAAGCCCCGGATCGTTAGCGAGGCCTTCCTGCTGGATTCGCTGCCATACCCGCTGCAGCTTGTCCATCGACTCAGCAGAATCGATCCATTTCGCAGCCTGCGCCGCATTTACGGCAGGTGTTGTTGCGAGCGGTTGCACGATGAACTGGGCCCGCTTCCCGCGAGCCACCGCCAATATCGGGTCAACCGCCTTGTCAATATGCGACATGTGGCTAATCCGAATCCCGCCGACCTTGCTCTTGCCGAAACGAACTTCTGGATCGGCGTAGAGGCGCATCTGCCGCCCCGTGTAGGCTTCCGGGTTTGGACCCCACGCAGCCACCATGAGGCGACGCATCGTCTTTCCAGGCCGGTACGTTCGTCCGGGGAACTCGGCGAGCTCGAAGAACACGGGCTGCTTCGTGGTGCCGCGTTTCCGACCCGTGATCGTGACGACCTGCGGACCGCCGATGAAGTCTTCTGCGTTCACTTGCTCACTATTGGGTTCGATACTCATCTCACTCATAACTGCATTTCCTCACTCTCGTATTTGTCCTGAAAGTCGTAGACTAACCGCATTGACGGCTTGATCTTTGTGATGCCTTGTTCGAGATAGCCGGGCCATTCGCCGGACTCCATGCAGCGCCGGTATCTGTCCACTGCTTCGAGCGCTTCTGTCTCGCCGAATCGGGCATAGTCCTCAAGCTCGTCGAACCTGATGACATTGACAAGGTAGGGAGGCGCCTTCTCAACCACGACGAAAATCATGTCCCGTTTCTCGCCAGTGATGCGCTCAAGAATGTCCGTGTAGTGGCCGTACTGAATGTGATAGCCAAAATTCTCAACCGACGAACGAAAACCGAACGGTGACGCATCCAATGTGGTTTTCAGATCGACCGCGAAACCGCCCTCAGAGGGAAGATAGTCAAACCTTCCGCGGCGCTTTACTCCATTGAGCTCGTGGAAGATGGACACTTCGGCATTGCCCTCGCGCTCAAACAATCGGCGTGACTCCGGCTCCCGCAACACGGCCTCAGCCATACAGTCCGCCTGCAGTGCTTGAGCGGGCGTGAGGATGATGTGTCCCGCCTCTCGCATTTCGTTCTCCCACAGCACTGTTGCGGCCTTCGTGGACACGTTGCCTGATGCTGTCAAATGCTCGTTGGGATACTCAATAAATTCAGCACCAACCCCGAGCACTTTCGTGTGCACCGCCGTCCCGAGATCGAACGCGGGACGGTGGACCCGGTTCCCGTCGATCACCTGATATTTGAACTTCGCGGCGCATTCGAGAATGAGCTTGGCTCCGGCTGATGACAGCTCATCTCTCGGCGCGTGGTACTCGGCTTCGGGCATCCCGTACACGACACCCTCACGCCTCATTTGCTCGCTCAAGTGCTCGCTCCAATCTGTCGTCTTGAACCTTGTAGTCGTTCGCGAGGTCTTCCGCGGCGATGCGTTGGTACTCGGGATCGTCCCGAAGGTCATCAGCTGCGTCCGCCCAGTCCCGTTCGGGTTCGCCTCGGTCACGCATCGCGCACCTTCTTTCTGGGGCAGTCCTCACGCCCATACGTGAACGGGTTCGCACACCGCCCGCACCTGTGCTTCCGTTCTGGCTGCATGACCGCGGAAACAGTAAGCCCCGCACCATGAGGCTGGTACGGGGCAATGTTGTAGCGCTTCGGCGCAGTCATACGCTCAAGCTCCTCATCAGTCACCGTTCCCTCCGATCCTCAAACACCGACACATCAACACCCGCCGGGTTGAGATCGTCCGTGAATGACTCGTACATCGACACTGCAGTTACGCGAGAATCGTCACGAATCACACCCGACTTCGTGAGCGCATCCATGACCGCACGCAGCAACTTGTCGATGTCCGGTTTCGTGGCCGGTAGATGGAACTTCGGCTTCTTCGGGCGCGGCATGAAGAATGTCACGTGCAGTTCCACGGGACAGTCAAACCCGACACCACCCGCCTCGAGCAGCGCCGCCTCAGCGACACTCTGAACGAGCGCGCGCCACGGCTTCAACTTCGCACCATTCGCGTCACGCAGCCACGCCTTACCGCCACCCTGCGCCACCGTCTTAGAACCCTGCGGCACCGGCACACCATCAACTCTGAACGTAATCATTTACGACACCCCAACCACTCCACGAGCACTGCCCGCTCCCGCCAACCCACGCCAGCAAGCACGAGCACCGCTACCGGCACCGCGATCACCGCATCAATCTGCTCAGTCATCCGACTTCGCCTTCTTCCAACGCTTCACGGTAGCTTTCCCGAGATCCCGCAGCCCCTTGTACTGCAACACCCAGAGCTCCTGCGTATCCTCGTCAGCAACCCATCCGGCGCGACGTCGCTTTACCTCAGCCATCAACGTGCCGAGCGTGCCATCCCAGCACCCCACGTTGAGGCGATGCTTGCCGTTCTTGGTGCGAACGAACGTTGCGGTAACGCCTTCGGATCCAATCGGGCCTACTACGAGGTAGTGCCAGTGCTTTTCGAGATCCGCGTTGCCGGACACCTCCGCGTCGCCGGACACCCTCGCGTCGCCGTACACCCTCGCGTTGCCGGACACCCTCGCGTTGCCGGACACCCTCGCGTTGCCGGACACCCACGCGTTGCCGGACACCCTCGCGTCGCCGGACACCCTCGCGTCGCCGGACACCCTCGCGTTGCCGGACACCCACGCGTTGCCGGACACCCTCGCGTTGCCGGACACCCTCGCGTTGCCGGACACCCTCGCGTCGCCGGACACCCACGCGTCGCCGTACACCCACGCGTTGCCGGACACCCTCGCGTCGCCGGACACCCACGCGTCGCCGGACACCCACGCGTTGCCGGACACCTCCGCGTTGCCGGACACCCACGCGTCGCCGGACACCCTCGCGTTGCCGTTGGGTAGGTCTGCCGACTCTACCCAGCCTCCGAGATCGCCTTTACGGATACCGCGGCGAGGAATGTCCTCGGTCGCACGGATCTGATGGACCGTAACCCCGAGCCGCCCCATACGCGACTCGCCTGTAAGTTCAAACTTCTTCTCCACGACTACCTTCTCTCTACCTAGATGAGGGCGCACATCGCCCAGTGACGGTTGGGGATTCGAACCCCACGTGTGCCCGGGTATCCCAGTCGGCACACGGCACCACACACCGCCCACCCCGCGAACGGGGCAAAAATCATGCCTGAGGTTCCACCCCCAGGACTTCCGCAGGCTTGCCAGCCCGACTCGCGCTCGGTACTCCGTTACTTCCACAAGCGCTCCCCACACACAACGCCCTACACGACGGGTCATTACTCCACGCCGCAACCTCATGTGCTGGTTATCTGTTATTGAATTACTTCGCCCGCTGTCAGTCATGGCCAGCCCGATGAAGGGGTGACTCGTGACGATGGACTCGTCGTGAAACTGCCGCGTATGACCGCGACAGCCCCGTTTTTGGGTACAAAAAGCACCGGTAGGGTCGAAACCCTCGAAATTTTCAAGAGGACTAGGCTGAAACTGTGGCAGAAATCATTTACAACGTCATCGCAACCGCAGCCCTAGTCATTGCTGTAGCCGGATGGATCGACAACCGCCGACGCATCGAAATGAAATCACTCAAACTGAAACTCATCCACCAGACCTCCCTGATGGACGCCACCATCTACCGACTAACCAACGTCGGCGAAATAGACGTGAAGGTATTCGGCGTGGAGTGCGAGGACCGCATCGGACGCTTCCAGGTGTCAATGCAAGAACCTGAGGAGATACTGCGTCGAAATCTCCACTATCCAGTGATGTTCCACATTGACGCGCATACTCGAAAACATCCAGAGCATGTAGACGTGAGCTACCGGTCCTGGACCGGAAGGCGGAAATTGCTTGCCGTTCCCGTTCAGCCTGAGCCTCCCTACGATCCGCTTGCCACGAATCAATCAACGTAGCCGCAAAGAACCCGATAGCCAGCAACGCACACACCTGACCAAACCAAGCACCCATCACGCCACATCTTCTCTACGCGACTTCATGACCTTCATCTGGTGACGTGTCTCACACAAACACCAACCCGTGACCAGCATGATGACCGCGGTCAGTACGCCAATCATCAGGACACCGCCTTCACTGCCCGGTACACGCGAGCCTGACGCCCGTAAACCGTTGCACGTGTCTCGCCGGTAGCCTCAACAAGTCCCCGATCCTCAAGCTCAGACACCGCAGACCGGATCCGCGACGGCGACCAAGTACCCGACAGGAACTCCTCAAGCGCCCCCTGCGTGATGCCGTGATCCATAGTGCGCTCGATAGCCTCCAACACGGCAGCCTGCGACGCATTCACATTCACCGACCGGCCCGCATCAACCGACGTAACCGGATCAGAAGCACGCGACCTTGGCGCGGCACCATCCAACACCATGCTGCTCATCATGCCACCGCCTTCTCGGCGTAACGGTTCACGAAATACTGCTGACCCTTGCCCGTCACCTTCGGCGTCTTAGAGATCGTCACATGACCATCCGAATGCGTGACCGCGGTCTCCTTGATCTCGAACAAGCCAAGCTCCATCGCATACTGGGTCGGCATGTTCCGGTCAGACCCCGCACGCCGGATCAGGTAACCCTCATCACGCAACACCTCAAACAACCGGTTCTGCCCAATATCGACACCATTACCGCGGAGAATCTTCGCGAGCTCCCCAACGAGGATCGTGGACTTCGACGCCGCCACCGAATCAGCAAACAATACCTTCGGCGCATCCTCCACAACCTTCGCCTCAAGCTCGGCACGCTCAGCCTCAACCCGCGCCGCGAGCGCCAACGCCTCAGCAAACGACTGCGGAACCTGATGCTGCACACCATACGAACCCGTGCGTCGAATCTCCGGCAGCACCTTCTCGAACAGCCACCGCTCAAACTGCACTGCCGCGGGGAGCTTCGAGGACACGATCAGGCGCATAACATCAGCCTCACCAATCACACGAGCCTGCTGAACGCCGCCCTTGGTCTGAAGGGGGTGGTGTTTCGCCACCCCCTTGCAGTGCTGCTTGATCGCGTTCGCTACGTCGGCGTATCCGAGCACTTGGGCGATGTCGCGAGCAACGAACCATGTCTCGCCGTCGATCACCACATGACGGACATCCCAGCCTTCAAAGTTGAAAGTCTCTACCGCGTTCACTTTGCTGCTCCGTTCGGGTAGGAAATGGACTCGACGCTCACACCCAGCGCGGACGCTATTCGCCGCAAGACTGGTGGCGATGGCTGACGCGAACCGTTCAACAGCTTTGTGAGATAGCCCGGGTCAATATCGACCCGCTCAGCGAGCACACCTTTCGGTATTTCTAGAAGCGCACGAATCTTGTCAACGGCGGCACCCATAAGAAGGCGTGCGGGGGCCGGAGAAGCAGCCCCCGCACTGGCAGCGTTCAGATCGCCGCCGTTCTCCGCTACGGTCGAAACAGGGCTACCAGGCGTCCCCTCGCCTAACCCACAACCGAACGGAGAAGAACAATGAGTTGGAACCTCTACTACCACGGACAACACGTCGGATCGGGAATTGACGACGCGACCAAAGCCCACATGGTTGACATGATGGAAACCGCAGCAGCAGACGGACAGATCGCCTGGCTCGCCACAACCCACCCTGACGGAGACAGGCTCGAACTCGCCTACACGCCCGGCGTACCCGTCATGTTTATCAACTCGAACAGGTGAACACGAGACTTCCCACTCAACACCAGACTCACGAAACTTCGTGAGGCCTATCGTGCGGGAAGCTTGATTGGCTTCATTGAGATACTTGTCGATCTCTTCCCGCACGATCTCACGCAGTGCCTCATAACCGAGGCCTCTGCTATTCTTACTCTCAGACATTGATTGCCTTTCTAGTTATCTGTCTCGCCCGGTGTTCCAGCACCGGGCTCTTTGTTTTCCAGCCACGCAATAACATCGCGGCGGAAGTACCTGTAGAAGCGATTCGGGAGCTTCGGATGCTGAAAGGCTGGGCCTTCACCGTCCACTCGCCAGCGTTCAAGTGTTCGCACCGACACGTCGAGCACCTCAGCTAGCTGTCCGGGAGACATGATCGCTGGCACGTCCTCGAACCCGCCAGGCTCCGCAACGCGGGCCTCTCGTTCGCCAGCGAGATCAATCACGGCGCTCATGCCGCTGCTCTCCTTTGTTCTTCATTCGCAGAAGGAATGAACGAACGCACACTAACGCCGAGCGCTTCCGCGATGATGAACAGCTCATCAACCGTCATTGGCGCTTCACCCCGCAGTTTGTTCGAGAGCCGCGAAGATGAGAATCCTGTTGCCCTGCAAATGTCCGATTGTCGCTTTCCCTGGCGGGCGATCTCTGCGCGAACCTCGCCAGCGACCTGATTTCGCTTCGTATTGATCTCCATATAGAGAGTAAAACACCTTAGTGGAGACCACGCAAGCTTGACTTGCTGGTTTCCTCAAATTGGATATAATTTCCCACATGGAGAAAAAGGGACGCAACGCGAGAAATATTGGGCCAATGAGTCTGGCCATTGCCGCTGAACTCCGAGCAGCAATCGCTAGGGCGGGTTACAACGTAAAAATGCTCTCCGACGAGACAAGGCTCCCTTTGTCAACACTTCACAAAACCCTCAAGGGGCAGCGGGCGATTGATGTTGAAGACGTGCTTGTCATTTGCGACCATCTGGGCCTAGAACCGGGCGACATTATGAATGCGGCTGCTCAATATGCCAGGCAAAACACGACGGGCGGGCCGAGCGCTGCTCTCACGGAGGCGGTCGAGCGCAATCTTGGAAACGTCACTGTCGGACAGTTCGGGCAGAATGATCCTAGGCGCGAAAGTGTCGAGGACGACATGCTTGCTGTTGCCTCAGAACGCGATAATAACCCCAATGACGAACACGACAACTACGACGCATAATCAACGAGGAGTGAGAAGAATGAAGTTGAAGGCGTACGTTGGCGCAGTTTGTGCCGCTCTTCTATTGGCGATGCCGCTTGCGGCCTGCTCGGGTCCATCTGGGGAGATAAGCGAGGAGACCTATATCAAGCAAGTCAAAGATATCGACTCGTTCCCCGATGCAACTAGCGATCAGATCATCTACCTTGGGAAGGATCTTTGTTCGTCCTTGAGGGAAGAGTCAGGCGCTGCTGGACGAAAGAAGATGTTGGAAGAGTTTGTTGCAGGCATCGCTGAATCGAGTGGTTCCACCAGCGATGCAGAAAAGTTTGTTGAATATTCGACCGCAAAGTTTTGTCCAGAGTTCAAGTAATAATCATGCAGCTTCTCTTTGACTACGCTGAAGCGCTCGGATTGACCGTCGAGTTTGCGCCGCTGCGTGACCGTAACGGTGAGTATCGGCATGATCTGAAGCGCATTCGCCTACGTGAAGGCATGCCAGAACGTCTCGCACGCTGGACTCTCGCGCACGAACTCGGACACGCGGTATTTGGTGACGAACTAAGCATGTTTGGTCCGGCAAACGCCAAGATGGAGCGCCGCGCCGACGAATGGGCAGCACTCCTGCTGATAGATGTTGACATCTACAGGGAAGTCGAGATGCTGCGAGATGGTCATGCACCATCGATGGCGTCTGACCTTAACGTAGCGGAACGATGCGTGATCGTGTTTCAGGGACTCATGGAGCGCATCGGTGATGCGGTGTATCTCGAACCGAAGATGGGTGTCGGCCAATGGTCACGACGTATTGAGGTGGCTTAA